GACCCGACCGAGCGCATCCGCGAATTGACATGGGCAGAGCAAGACGCGCTGTTCCAGCACCTTCGCGTAGACCTGCCACCCTTCGTTAAGTTCGCGCTGATGACCGGCGCCAGGCGCGCAACCATCTGCGTCCTGCGCTGGCGCGACGTGGACATGGACAACGCCCGCATCCGGTTTGCGCTCAAGGGCGGGCTGACGATGTTCTTCCCCATCAACAACGAAATGCGGGCATTCCTGTCCACCCTGCCCCGCTCGGAACTCGCCAGCGAGAAGCCGTTCGTGCTGACTTACGCCGACCAGAGGGTGAAGGGGAACCCGCGCCGCCGCATCACAACGGGCGGGGGCGGCGTTCACGACGACTTTCACAAGGCCGTGATTGAGGCGGGGATTGAGGATTTTCGCTTCCACGACCTGCGGCACACCTTCGCTACGCGGATGCTGCGGCAGACCAAGAATTTGAAGCTGGTGTCGCGTCTGCTGGGGCATACGTCAGTCGAAACGACGACCCGTTATGCCCACGTTATGGACGGCGATATGCATGACGCGCTGGCTGGTTTTTCGGCGCTCCAAAGCCCCGAGTCCCGAAATAAGTCCCGAAGCGCCTCGTAACCTTTTGATATATAAAGTTTGCCCCTAGCTTCCCAAGCTGAATACGAGGGTTCGATTCCCTTCACCCGCTCCACAATCCCCCACTGCAAGCGTATGAAATGTAAGAGGTTTTCCGCCTTTGCGCCCTATTTCCGCAGCGCGGCGAGAACGGCAGGAAAGGCCAGAAACGGCCACTTCGGGACATAATATCCCAAAGAGTCCCGAAGAAAGTCCCGAAGCAGTTCCGGTGTTGTTCTTTCAAGCCATCCGCGCTCCCTGGCGGCGGCCCGGAATGTCCCGCCAGCGGCGAGGTGGCGGTTACCCACCTCGCGCCGACGTTCGCCTTCACCGTCAGGGAGATTCATGGTCCTTATGCTCGCGGCGTTACTTGCGTCGAATAGGCGAACATGGCCTCGGCAGCCTTGCCCATTGCGTCGTACCCCGCAGCACTAGGGTGAATGTACTCCGTGGGCGTGTTTAGCGCGTAGCTGTTGCCGTCGAGCAGACTGACATCCGCTGTGTTCGCCACCTTGAAGGCGTCAAACGCCGTGCGAATGTACCCGAGCGCAGTCAGGCGGTTTGTCCCGACAGCCGTGTTCGGATAGTCTGGGTCGCCGCCGCCAAGGCCGCCAGAAGGCTCATGCGGTTTGACGCAAATCATCTTCAGGTTTGAGATGCCCAGCATACTTTCAAAGCTGTCGTAGCGGTTCTGCAGGTACGTCTGATACGTTGCCGCATCCGGCACTGCATTAGTGCCTATAAAGGCGTCGTTCAGCCCCTCGTTGTAGACGATAGACACCGAAGTGTAGCCGACCCCTTGGCTCCGCGCGATGTTTTCCATCCGCCGAAGGTTACGCAATTCAAGCTGGTAGTGCATACCCGCTGTCGTAACCGCGCCTGTGTTGCGGGAGCCGCCTGCAATTACGACAGTCGTACCCCCGGCTGCGTTTGTATAGCTTGCAACTGGGACAAGGTATGTAGACCCACTCGCTGCTTTCAGGATGTGCAGCGGTCGGCCATCATTCGACCCTCCGATGCGTGCGTTCAGCACCCCTACTTCAAGCCCGCTGTCACCGGGGCGAGAAGGCGGGTTGTTGTTGGCAGCAGCGGCGGAAAGCATCAAACGGCGCACAATGCGACCCGTCGTACCCGTACTGCCGTTGTTGCGCGCGTCGATTAGCACGGCCTCGTTGAACGCGGCCCTTTGCTCCGTCGAGAGGCTGGAGAGCGGGAACGTGCCTTCCGACGTGCTTTCACCGACAATGGCCGCAAGATGCGCTTGGCGCGGGCAGTGCCACGGCGTCAGGAAGATATTGCGCGGACGGTTCAGTTCAGCCGAAAAATTCAGAATTTGCCGCAGTTGGGCGTCGGTAGCCGTACCAGACAGGATGACAATCCCGGCCACTTCCATGCTCGAAACCGGACCAGCACCAGTGAGGTTCCCCGCGCCAATGGCCGTTACGTTGTTAGTAGCAGATGGAATTTGTAAAGAAACCATCGCCCACCCGCCAGCGAGGATGTCATTCGGACCGGCTGCGCCAGTGTCTCTAGGTACGCTTGAAACGCCCCACCCATGCAGCGTTTTTATGGTTGTGGTTGATGCGGCATAGTACCCTTGGCCGACAGCATTGCTGTCTGGCGTGGCAAAATTATAACCGCTGTAGCCCTCGGGGCTTTTGAACAGAAGCACTACTGTCTGCGTGGACTGCGCTGGCGTCTTGAACCAACCACTGGTCAGTTGCAGCCAGCCTTCACGGGTCCAGCCCACCGTGCCGCCGCCGCTCGCAATGTCAGCCGTTTTCCCGCCGATGATGTCGCGCAGCGATGTTCCCGCGCCCTCGTCGCATGGGTAGTACGAAACCACGTTGGCTGGGAGTTTCAGTTTTGCGGCAGCATCGAGCGTGTTGGACACGACTTCGGTCAGACGGGCATAGCTATCTGTCGCCGCTCGGCTGATCTTGAACTCGACCTCTTGGATATAGGGAGCGCCGGAAGCAGTGCCAGAAACTCCAAGCAGCCGGTAGTAACGGTACGCAATTTTATTACCTGACAACGTCGTCTGCGTCTGAGTTGTAGCACCGCCAAGCGTAAACGTGGCCCCAATATCTACCCAAGTTGTGGCGTCGTTAGAACCCTGCCACTTCCAAACACCATGTGTAGACGTAGCGCCTTGTTTCCATGTTACCTCATTGATCACGCGCGCGGACGCCTGACCGAAGTCGAATGAGATAACAAGCCCAGCCACGGCGACGGCGTTGAACGCAATGCTGTCAGTAGTATTGTTGCCCGTAAGGCCATCAACTAGGTTAGAGGCCGTCCCACCAGCCAAGAGGCTTGGGCTGACAAAAGCCGTGATGATCGCCGTGCGATCACCTTGTCCGCCGGGGTTCGCGTAGGTTGGTGCGCCGTCTACGTTTGCCGTCAAAGCCAACAACGCAGCGTCGAGCGCGGCTGGCTGTATGGCGGTGTTAGCTTTGGTAAGGTTCGCGTCGATTTGCGCGCCGGTGAAGCTGGAATTGTAGTCGACCATTGGGTTTACTCCCTGGCTTTGAAGGTGAGCGTGTCAGCCGTGATGAGGCCGGCGCTGCTGGCGGGGATAAACGGAACAAAAGTGCCGCGACCCCGCTTCGGCCCAAGCGGGCTGCGGATGCCGTCGAGGGGGCTTTCGTTATGCATTCGACACGACCACCTGCGCGCCGTCGGCCGCAAACACATAAACCCGGTTCACGCCGCTGATGCCGGGGAACAGGTCGGTCAACGCCACGTTGCGCTCGCCCTGCCCCGGATTGTAGCGCAGCGACCCGGCAAGGTCGGTCGGGGCCGCTGCCCCGACAGTGCCTTTGACGCGGATAAAGTTGCCGCTGATGTTCTGGAACGTCAGCGCGGTCACGTTGCCGTCGGTGATTTGCGTCCAGGTGCCGGCGGGGATGTTTACTGTGGTATTCTGTGCCATGAGGCGCTCCATTCATTGAGGATGCAGGGGTTTCAGTCTTTGTCAGCACGCGCCCCGACGGCCAGCGCGGCCAGCAGGACGCCCGTCACGGCGACGGAGAGGCACGCCAGGGCGGCAATCACTTGGCGGCCCACCCTTTGCGGACGGCCAGCGCCCAAGCCGTCTCAGTCACGGCCCCAAGCGCCAGGCCGATGAGGCCGATAAACTCCGGGTCGCGCGCCAATTCTGCGCCAAGTCCGGGGGCAAGGAAGCCGATGGTCATAAGCGCCGACGACAGGTAGCGGGCGAGGACGCGCGCAAGCTGGGGAAGGAAGGGCTGCATATCGTATCCTTTCAGGCGGGGTACACGTTGCGGGGCAATTCGTAATGCGGCGCGTCCGGGAAGCTTTTCCACAGCCCGCCCCAGGTGAGCGGCACCTTTTCGGCTGCTGCCGCTGCCGCGATGTGGGCATTCAGCTTTGCCATAAGCGGCCAGCTAAACATTTCCTCAGTTTCGATTTTGCCGTCCTTGTCGATGTCCAGCAGGGGGCAGATGTCAACGGCATGGCCGGTGATGTGGCGGGAATTCATGGTCGTGGATGCGCCAGCCGCGACAAGCTGCTTCTGCCGCGCGACGGTGCGCAGCCCTTCGATGACGACGAAATCGATGGGGCTGTCATTCAGCGCCCGGTCAAGCGCACGGCGCAGGTCCGGGTGGATGCCCCAAAGGTTGCGGAGGCTGCGCGCGGACCAGACCTTCATGGCTTGGACCCGATCAGATCCCGCAGCAGTTCGTTCGTGCGCTGCGCTTCGGCTTTCAATTCTGAAATCGAATCCTGCACGCTTTGAATCTGCGCGCCGAACGTGGCGGCCCCCACGGCCATGCGCTGCGTCTGGGCTTCCACGTCCTTCAGGCGCACGTCTTGCTGTTCAAGTGCGCGGTTGGCCCCGTCGATGTCTTTGCGCACGTTTGTCAGCCACACCGACACGGCAACGGTTTGGAGCAGCACGGTCACGGTGACAGCAATCCAAGCCGGAAGCGTCTGGTGCCATTTGGGTTTCAGCGGGTCCGTCATCTGGCGCTCCATTCATTTGGGCATGAAAAAACCCGCACGCGGCGGGCTGTGGGCAGGGTTATGTGGGCGTCAGGCTTCGATAAGCGCCGCCGCGAGGAACAGGTCGTCAAGCGCCTCATCGTCCAGCCCCAGAGCCGGGGCCAAGGCGTTCATCATCGGCGAGGTGCGGCGGAAGACTTGTGCGTTCTGCCAGGCAATAACCGTCAGCCCGCCTTCGGCTGCGACTGCCGCTTCTGCGTCGTCCAGCTTGCCCGCCGTATAAAGCGCGGCAATGGCTTGGAATCGCGAGACTTCGGCAGTGGCGCGCCAAGCGTTGAGGACTTCGGCTTCCGTCAGCGGGGCGGGAAACACGGCCTGCGGAACGCCGTCCGCGTCAGGCAGGATTTCCGCGCCCGCACTTTGCGCCGCCAGCAAGGCGTCGCGGTATTCCGCTTCAATCGCCACCGCGTCCGCCGGCATGACAGCGTGGATGTCCGAATTGTAGAAGCCGCGCGCGCTTCCTGAGTAGAACCACATGCTCAAGTCCCCCAGACGATATAGTTGATGCGAATTGCCGACGAGATCAGGTTGCTTTGCGCCGTGAAGCCGTTGACCGTCAGGCCCAAAGCCCGCACCGACACGATGTGATTGAGTGCGTCGTCGCCGTTGCAGATGATTGGCCGGCGCGTAAATGCCGGGAAGGAAATCGGGTAGGTGATTGTCAGGCCGCCCCCCGCCGTCGTGGTGCCTGCCGCCGTCCCCCATTGGACAATCGCGCCGCCGGGGAATTGGACGTATCCATTGTCACCCGTGGACTGCGCAAAACCCAGCATTGAGCGCAGGTTCGTCATTGTCACTTCTTGTTCCGCTTGAGCAGTCCCGCTGGGGTTCCCGCGCAGGGTATTGGCGGCAATCGTGTCGGAACTCACATCCAGCCACGCATTGTTCGCGTTGTTGCGCCGCTTCAGAATTCCCGTCGCGGAATCAAACCACAACATTCCGGCAACAATCGCGCTGGGGCTGGTTCCGCCCGAGTTATTGGATTGCACGGCGGCAAGCGTGGAATTCAGCGTGGCGCGGAAGGTGGAGCCACCACTGTTGGGGATCGTCCAGTTTGTGATCTGAGGCATTATACCACCTGTGCAGCGTTGAGCCGCAGTTGAGAGATTACGGGGTTAAACGACGGGTCATAGCTGACAAGCTGCAGTCGCGCTTGCACGCCCCACGCCTGGACTTCATGGCTGTCCACCCGCGACCAATCGGACCAGACGGGCGAGCCGGACGGGCTGGTCTGCGTCGTGCGGACCTCAACCCAAGCGTCCACTTCCGACCCGTCGGTGCCGTCGAAACTTAGCCAGGTGTCCAGATTGCCCGTCCGCGCGTCCATCAAGTCGTAGATATTCAGAACGGAGAGGTCGATTAGTGAGCGGAGCCGCACAAGCTTAACCGAACCGAGGTCCATGCCAGCGGCGAACACATAGGTGGCCGCCGGGGCAATCCCGCCTTCAGCGTCGATGTCGGCGATTGCGTCAAAGCTGACCCATGAGTCCAAATCCGAAGACGACGAAATGCGCAGCGTGCCGCCGGTTTCAAAGCACAGCGTCTTCGCCCCGCTAAACGCCGTGTCTTCGACGAGGCTTGTCACAAGCGCGAACGCCAGCGCCTGCACGCCGCTGGTTGAGACAATGACGGCAGGGCCAAGGTTGCCGGTGCTGTCGCGCGCCCGCAAAACATAAGCGCCTGCCTTGAACGGGACGACCGCGATGGCCTGTGAGCCGGAAACCTGGTCCATAGAAACCGACGTGACCCACGACGGGGAAGCGGCGGCGGAATGCCGGATCAGGATGGACCCGCCGACCCGCACGTCAAGGTCGGGATGCAGCCGCCATTTCAGGACTGCCAGCCCGCCCGCCGTCTGCAGTGTAAGCCCCGAGATCGCCACTGGCGGCTCACGCAGCCCGGATATTTCCTGCGCGGCGGTGGTCGCCCATGCCGACGAGACGTTCAGCCCCGTAACCGCTTTCACGCGGAATTGATACGTCCCCGGTGCCATGTCGAGGATTTCCAGCGTCAGCGCATCGGTGCGCCCCTGGTTTATCCATCTGCCGCCCTGCAGCATTTCGACCTGGTACACGTCCACGAAGCCGCTGGCGCTGGCAGGCCAAGTCAGCGTGACCTTGGCCTTCACACCGCCGCTCAGGGTCTGGTAAAGCCCTTCCGTCGCAGTCGGCGTGCCGGGTGCGGATACGGAAAAGGCGCTTGGCAGCGTGGTGCGCGGGGCCGCTGCGTAAATCTGAAATTCTGTAGCCGTGGCGTCATAGACGAGGGGCGAGGTTTCCCGCAGCACCAAGCGCGGCGCAAGCACCGCCCCACTCTCATCTGATTCAAGCGCAAGCGTGAGGCCGACCACGTCAAAAGGCTTCGAGGCCAAGCCCCAACGCGCATAGGTCAGGTTTGTCACGTCGCCCACGGCCAGCTTCCAGGCGGACAGCTTGCCCGACAGTTCGACCGTGAGTTGCCGCCTGCCGCGCTCCAGTTCAATCTTGGCCAGCCGCTGCGCCGTGGCGGCGGATGTTGTGAAGGGCAGCGAAATGTCACGCCAGGACGCTTCGCCGCCGTCTTCCGCAAGATAGACCGCCGAAGCGTAGGCCGGGAAGTCATCAGGCTGCCAGTCGTTTTCCGGGCTTATGAATTGGCCCCGGACGCCGTTGAAATTGTCGGCGCGCGACACCCGCGTTGTCATCGATATGCCGCCATCGCGCACGTCGTCCGCCGTCAAGGTCACGACCGGCGGGCGGTAGGCCCCGGCGAAAATCGACCACTGCCCCGACATGTAGGCCAGCGTTCCGGCCATAGATGTCAGCATGGCGCGGAAGTTCGTTTCCGGGGTCGCGGCCATTGAGGCCACCCCGTTCATGGTATAGCGCCGCTCCGTCCCGCCGCCGGGCTTGGCAACGGTTTCGCCGCAGACATTTGCCGCCGCAATCAGGGCCGCTTCGTCTATCCCGTCCGCCGCGCCGATCTGCGCGCCGATGCCGAAGATCGGGCTGGACATGAAATCCGCGAGGCAGAGCGCCGCATTTGCCGTGTAGACCCTGGATCCGGTGCGGGGGTCCAATATGTCGTTCTTACCCTCAACGTCGAAGGTGATATTCGGAATGCCGCGCGGGAAACGGTCGGGGGTGTAGAAGAGCTGGACATAGACCGCAGCGCAGCCCCGCAGCCGGTTGACCGACGACGCCCACTTGTCCGGGCATTGCGCCTGCAGTTCGGGAAACGCGCGCTGGTCAGCCGACCCCAGCGCCTTGTACACCAAGGCGCCCCCGGCGAAGCGCCCCTGCGGCACCCCGTCAGCGCTGACCGCCAAGGCCCCGTCAAAGTACATGCCGCCGATAGACTGGACTTGATGGCCAGCCAGAACGATCACCATGTGCAGGACTTCGTTCAGCCGCCCTTCGGACGCTTCCGTGCCGGTTGATGTCGTGTGCAGGAAAACGATTGTCCCGCCCTTGCGCACCGCACCGTAGACCACTTCCCTGTCCGCCACCGGCTCCCGAACGGAAACCGTGCGCCCCTTCATGGACTGTGAAGTGTCGGGCTTCGGCATAAGCGCTTGGGCCGCCGCCGACAGCAGGAGCGACCCAACCAAATTGACCGCGAACCCGGCAAGGGCGCTGGACGCGGCGAACGTACCAATAGCCGCGAAGACAGGGGCAAGAAATGGCATTAGACCCCCCAGGCCATAGCGACGGAAGATAGCGGCAGGGCGACAAGCCCGTGCGGCAGCAGAAAGACGCAAGTTGCGCCAAGGCAGACCCCGAAGGCCGGGTCGCCGGTCGAAAGCACAATGTCGCCGCGCGAGGCCAAGGGCGCAGGCTTCACCGGGCCAAGAATGGCGGTGGCCGCTTGCGCAAAGGTTGCGTGGCCCATTCGGCGAAGCTGCCGTTGCGCGCCCAGCGGGGTTCTGTAGCGCCCGCGCCAAGCGGCAGCCGCATCCTGCCCGGTCATTGCGCGGCGCACGTCAAAGGCAAAGGTTGCGCAGTCATGCGCGCCCCAGGCGAAGGCCCGCGCCCGTGCCGCTTCGATTGCTTCGGCCAGCCGAAGTTCCCAGCCGTCAGGGCGCATCACGGGTTGCCCCAAGTGATTTCTTGGTCCTGAATGGCGGTGACGTACTCAAAGCCCTTGTCGCCGGGGAAAAGCGTTTTCTGGCTTTCGTCGGTATATCGCCAGGAGCGGGGGCGCTGCAGGTCAATCAAGCGGCTTTCATATGTCACCGTGATCGTCGCCGAAGCGCCGTCGTCCGAGATTTGCGGCACGTCCAAGCGGCCCGCGAATGCCAGCACCGGGCTGGATATCACCGCGCCGGCAGAAGTCAGCAAGCCGAGCCACAAACGCCCCGGCAGCCCTTGCTGCGCGTTCACGATCACCAGCGACACCAGATCAGGCGGCACGCCCGACAGCGAAATCGTTACCCCTGACGCCGCGATTTCACCGCTTTCCTCGATTGCTGATATGCCAATCAAGGTTCCCGCGCCGGTCCAAGTCTTGCCGTCCCATGAAACCGACCCACCGCCAGTCCAAAGGCGCAGAGGGCCGCCGGAAAATTCACCCTCAAAGAACAGGCACGGCCGCAGGTCGCCAGCCGCCAGCGCGGCGGCAAAGGCAGGGGCAAGGGTCCGACTCATAGCGCCTCGCGCGCGCTGATGCTGAAGCGGTAAATGTCGGCCAGCCCGATACTTGCAGGGACAGGCGAAGTCAGGCGCAGAAGCACGCCGGGGTTTTGGATGTTCACCGCTTCGTTGTTCACCGACGGGGCGCGCAGCTTCGGCACGATCTGCAAAGTCGCAGCCCCGGCAACCGGCGTTGCGTTTGCCGTGAGCTGATAAAGCCGCGTCGTCCCCAGCGCGCCAAGCTGCACGAAGTCGCCAGCCAGCAGGGCCTGCGTCCCCATTGCGTCAATTGCCAGCGTGTTGCCCGTCTGCCCCGCGCCATTCACCAAAGCAGGCCCAGAAACAAGTGGATAGCCGACGAAGGGGTCGCGGAAGATGAAGGTGGACCGCCGCCCGCCAATCGCCGCAAAGAAAGCCGCAAGCCGCCGCCCGTCCGCCCCCTGCCGGGCAGTGAATTCGATTTCATAGGCCCAGGCTTCGCCGCCCCAATCCTGCACTTGTTCTGTGAGCGTGAATGGCGAAGTCGTGACGCCGACCGCCGTCTGCAGCGTGCGCGTGACCGACGAAACCAGGGTGAAAGGAAGTTCTACCGTCATAGCCGACCCCGCGCCGCAGCCTGTTTCGTGGCAAGCACGGCGGTCTGCGTGAAGCCGGGCAGGGCATCGCGCAGCGCCTTGGCAATCCGCACGTCTGTCCCCTCCACCGCGCCGCGCGCGTCAATGTTGATGACAGGCGCGCCGCCGCCCGCTGACCGCACGCCCAGCTTCCCGCCGACGCGGGTGAGCGGCATGATTGCTTCAGGCCCGGCTTCGCCCATGAGGCCCGCGCCGTTTGCCATCGGAAACACGGTGGGGCTGTTGACGACGCCGCCAGCGGCAAAGGCTGTGACGCGGCCATTGCTGAACGCGCCGCCGTCGGCAAAGCCAAGGGCGCTTGAAATCGTGTCGAAGAAGCCGCCGCCCTTGCCGCCGCCACCCAGAAGGCTTTCAAAGGCTTTGTTCGCCAGCATTGAGGCCAGGCTGGACAGCAGGCTGGAAACGGCTTCCTGCGCCGTTGACGCGCCAGTGACGAAACTGGTGAATGCGTTCTGGAAGGAAGACTCCAGTTCATTCGCCGCATCGCCCGCTTCGCCGGCCTTGTCTTTCAGGTCATCGACAGCCCGGTTGAACGTGTCCTGGCTGATGCCGCCGGCAGCCAGAAGCCCGTTCAGCTTTTCCACTTCAATGGCGTAATTTTCCGCCTCTGTCCGCGTCTGGGCGAAGACCCGCGCCGCTTCGCGCTGCAGCTCGTTGGCTTCCTTTTGGGCTACGCCGCCGCCGCCCCCGCCGCCTTTGACAGCGGCCACGACAGGTTCCGCCGGCGCGCGCGTTCGCGTGAAAGCGTTCAGCCCATAGGCCGCCGCAAGGTTTGTCTGGCCCTGCGCTTGCTCAGTTGCAACGCGGGCCTGCGCCAAGGCGTAAGCGTTCTTCGCTGCGGCGGCCAGCGTGTTTGCAAGCCCGGCGACGGCACCGTCAGCGGACGCGAAGGCCCCTGACAGGGCTGACGCAATTGATCCAAGTTGGCCTGTGAGGTTGATGGCGACCGCAAGCGGGTCGGCCATTTCAGACATTGCGCCTTTGATTTCGCCCGCTTGGAGGACAATTTCCGCCATCTGCCCGTAAACGGCCTGCAGCGGCGCTGGCATTGCCTCAACGCTGCGGTAGGTGTCCATCAGAGCGGCGCTGACTTCTTGCGCGGCCTGCGCCTGTGCGGTTAGCCCTTCCGCATCGTTCAGCGCCGACAGCGCATTGCGCAGAGCATCGACTTGGCCTTCGGTCATGCCGAAATTGTCGTTCAGGACGCGGATCGTCTCGACAGTCCGCGTGAAACCGTCGTCAGACAGAACCACCCTGTCTTGAAGGTTTGTCAGCGAAGTGACGACGGCAGCGATGGCCGAGTCAGTCGCCGTCATGGCGTTGACCAGCGCAACTGACTGCGTGGCGGCTAGGGCTTCACGCGCCGCCGTAGACAGCGACCCGTATTTTTCAATCAGTTTGTCCGTCGACATCTGCGCGGCGGTCGCGGCCGTGACGTAAGCGTTCACCGCCGCCGCAAGGCCGGTCAAAGCCTCGCCGGACGTCTTGGCCTTTTCACCAGTTGAAAAGAGTATGCCGGCAAGCGGTATGAGGATTGCCGAAGTCGTGCCGGCAAGCACGCCAAACAGCCCGAAGCCAGAGAGCAGTTGCGGAAGTTGCTGGGCCAGTGCGCGCGTGGCGGATGTGCCGCCCGCGATTTGCACCGCCAAATCCTGCACCTGAAAGCCGACGTTCTGCAGGCCAGCCCGAGACGCGCCTGCGCTGCGGTTTAGATCGTTGAACGCCCGCGCGCCGTCCCGCGACACCCGCTGCCCAAACTGGACAACCTGCCCGCCAGTGCGCTGCAGTGAGCCGTCCATTGCGCCAAGTTGACGGCGGGCGGAAGCCACGCCCTTGTCGAAGGCGGCGGATTCCAGCGCGAGAACGGCACGAAGCGCGCCAATTTCCTCAGCCATCGCGCGCCTCCACTTCCTGCATCATGTCAGCCCAGGCGTGCATCGCCGCCCAGATTTCATCCGGGCTTTGCGCGGGCTTCTTCTTCCCGTCAGGGAAGACTTTGTCGAATTTCGGCATCCGCCTTGGGTCGTTCACGGCAAACGACACAAGGTAAGCCAAAGAATACACGCGCCCGTCTTCGATGCGCTTCAAGCGGGCCTCGCGCTCAGACGCGGCCAACATGATAACCGCAGCTTCGCGAAGCGTGATGTCCCAGAAGTCGGACGGGGCGAGGCCAAGGCCGACCCACGTCCGCAGAAGCGCCGACCAGTCTAGCCCGTCGGCGCTTCTCCGTTTCCCGCTTCGTCATCCTTCGGCGGGAACGCTAGGCGCAGCCCGTCGGCAAGGATGCGGTCAACTTCGACGGGGCCGATGTCGTCCATAATCTCGCCGGCAGTTTCCAGCGTGATGCCGCCGATGGCCGCCCAAAGAAGCAGGCGGAATGACAGGGTGCGCTTGCCAGCAACGGCAGTGTCGGCAAGCACGGCTTCCAGCGACTGCCCGCTGCGTTCTTCGACCCGGCAAATGGCGTTTGTGGTGAACCGAAGTTCAAACGCCTTGCCGAGTGCGTCGAACGTCACGCCGCCCCGCATCAGGCGTAGACCGGCGAGCCGGTGACTTTCAGCGTCACGGTGGCGGTCATCTTGTCTTCCAGCGGCGCGGTGCGCTCATAGCCCGTGAGATAGGCCAGGAACGTGATGGTGCGGGCCGGGGAATATTGCGAGAACGTCGCGCGGTAGGTGCGCGGTGCGCGCTCCAGAGAGATGCCGCGAAGAAGTACGTCGGCTGTGCTGTTGGTGTCCCAGAGCATTTCAAAGCTGGCTTCGCCGTAGTCAATCAGGCCGGCGACGAATTCGCGCGCCATGTTGGCCGACGACGACGACGTCACGTCAATGATGTCGCGGGTCGGGTTGGGCGGCGTAAAGGTCATAATGGTGCCGATTGCGTTCGTCGGCGTGGTCGCGGGGGAAGCGTCGCTGACCAGCAGCGAAACGCCGTATCCAATATCGGGCATGGGGAAACTCCAGATAAAGCGCCAGCGTTCCGGCCGGCCCTGTGGGGGTTTAGGTAGTCAGAAGGGTCGCCGACAGTCCGGTTCCGGTGGTGATGTCAATCACGCCCCGGAGATAGAGAGCGATTGAGTCCAGCGGGATGACGACTTGGCCGCTGGCAGCGATTGAACCCACGGCGTAGCCTGAAGATACGCTGACAGTTCCAAGGCCCATAACGTCGGCGGTAGTTCCGTCGGCGCCGTCAATGACCGGCGAAAGCGCACCAGCCGTCGGGTTGTGCAGGATCAGAATGTCACCCGCGCCGGGGCGATAGGTGAAGGGGTTGCCGGTAGCTGTGAGGGTCGTGCGTGTAGAAGCACGCTGCCCGACCCCCTGAAGCGATGTTGCGACGATTGCAGGCATCGGGGTTACTCCTGGTGATGAATGAAGAAGTCGAGAGAGACGCGACCGATGATGTCGGCGTCGGTCGTTTCGGGCGAAAGGTCGCGCTCATTGCTTAGAAACGCACCCTTGATTGCGCCGCTCCGGTAGCCTGACAGCGCCGCTTTTACCTGACGGCCCAGCAGCTTCGCGGCCCCAACGCTTGAGGCGTAGCAGTCAACTTGGACGCGGGTCTGCGTGTATCCGGTGCGCCCCGACATGGTGTAATCGTCGCCGCCGCTGATGCGGTACAGCACGATGCGCGGCGGGTTCACGCCCTGCGCCGTCATGCCCCAATCGACGGGCGTGTTCGCAATCTGCGCCCGAAGACGCGCGCGCAGCAGTTCGTCCATCAGTAGCCCGCCTTGATTGCGCGCGAGACGCGGCGGTCGAGCGCCTTTTCGATTTCTTCGCGGATGGCCGTTGCAAGGTTCGCCAGCACTTCGTCCTTATTCGCGTCCCAGGCGGGGCGCAGGAACGGGTCCGGCGTCATTATGCCCACATATTTGCCGTTCGCCTGGTAGCGCGGGCCTGTGCCAAATTCGACGAGGTGCGCGTGCGGCGCTGTTGACCCGACAAACATGACCTTACGGCCCCGACCGGGCTTTTCCAGCGACTGCGCCATCTGCCCCGCCTTAATTGTCGGCGCAATGCGGATGCTTCAAGGCCAGCTGCCAGGAGCGTAGTTGCGTGCGGCTGCGGCCACCGGCTGAAGGGCGCGGCGCATACCGGAAGACACGCCCTGCCCCGCCAGTTGACGCGGTATCGCTTGAAGAAGCGCGTCCATCTCCTTGAAGCCAAACATCTTCAAGCTTGCGGACATCAGTCGCCCCTCGCGCTTGCGGTCATCTCAAGCCCCTCGCGGCGCCCGATTTCCTTGATGTTGGTGATGTCGTATTCGCGGCCCGCGCAGACCATTCGGTCGGCGGGTGTGATAGATGCCGTAAAAGGCGAATAACGCACGACAAACCGCGCGGTGACGGATGCCGCGACTTCGTTGGCCCGGTAGCGTTCGCCGTCGCTGACGTCCGTCTTTGACGCCCAGACGGGGCTGCCGAGGTTTGCGAACGCCTCAACCTGGGCGAAGCCGTCGTCGGTCAGCGTGAACCGCCGGAACTGGACGCGGCGGTCGAGGGTGCCGGCTTCCATTAAGCGGCCATCCAGCCAAGACGCTGCGTCGATACCAGTGCGTCCACGCCCATCGGCAGTTCGCTCATGGCTTCATCAACTGCGGAACGGTGTTCAAACAAATGCCCGATGCAAAGAAGCACGGCCATCCGCAGTTCGGTCGGCAGCGTCGTGTAGCCCGCCGTGAACGTGATGGTGATGGCGTCTTCGCGCGCCGCCGTTACCGGCCAGGACTTGTTCGGCTTTGGGCGCAGGGAAGTCAGGTCATCGCTGCGGAACAGGTAGAAATCCGAGTTCGACATGGTCTGCAGCGTGTCGGCGCTGTCGTAATAGGTCACCGAAACCAGTTCCTTGACCGGGCTTTTCGGCAGCACGATGTCGCCCGCGATGGACGACCAGGACGCGGCCCAGGTTTCTTCCGCCATCACCCGGCCCGCCATTTCACCGACAAGCGCGGTGCTGGACGCGATAAGCGCCGCGATGAGCGTGTCTTCGGAAGTGTCGTCCACGCGCAACTGCGCCTTTGCCTCTGTCAACGTGACAGGCGAGGTGCCGGCGGCAGAGGTGCGGCGCAGCAGCATCAGCGCACTGCCTTCTCGGTTTTGGCCGTGCGAACGGCGCGCTCTGTCACGGCTTCCCGCGCCAGTTCGGCTTGGTCGGCGGCAATCATCCGCGCGCCTTCTTCCGGCCCGACTTCGATGATGTCGCCACGGTTCTGCACAAGGCCAGGGCCAGCGCGCGAGACGAGCAGTTTCAGTTTCATGGCAAACCCCCAAGGCAATGCGGGAAGGGCGCTGGACGCCCTTCCCAGGCTTTACACGCGGCCCTTAGCTGGCAGCGGTGATCAGGTGCTTGATGGCGCCCGTGTTGGCCGCTTCACCGTCGAAGCGGATCAGGCCGAGGATGCCGTAGTCGGGCGCGAAACGCTCGCGCGCGACGAACGTGATGGGGCTGCCGACCTTGCGGACCATGTACTTGCCCAGATCGCCGAACAGGACGACTTTCTTGGCGGCGGCAATGCTGTCCATCGCCTGGTTCACATAGTAGCGATAGCCCAGCAGGCTGCCCGGCTGGCCCTGGATGACGTTGCCCATCTGCCAGAGGTAGTTGCCGTCGCC